GAATGGCAGGGCGTGGACGATCTCGGACGATGACGTCGTGCAGCTCGCCGAAGGTTACGACCCGGCGAAGCATGAAGCTCCGTGTGTGATCGGTCATCCCAAGACAGACGATCCCGCATACGGGTGGGTCAAGAGCTTGAAGGTGGATGGTGACATACTGCTAGCCGAAGTGGATGACGCCGATCCCAAGTTCGTAGAAATGGTCCGCTCGAAAAAGTTCAAGAAAGTGTCTGCCAAGCTCTACCAGCCTGGAAGCCCCGCCAACTATGCGGAGAACGGTTGGGGGCTTTGTCATGTCGGTTTCTTGGGTGCTCAGCCACCGGCAGTGAAGGGACTCAAATCCGTCGAGTTGGGCGAAGCCGACGACGATTGTTTGATCGTTGAATTCGGTGAAACCGTCGACCGTATCGTTCCGCGCATGTTCCAGAGGCTCCGCGACTTCTTCATCGAAGAGTTCGGATTGGAAGAAGCGGACAAGGCTATCGATCAGTGGGACGTTCAGTGGCTTACCGAAGGGGCAGCTACCGACCGTGCGGACGATGGCGACGTCGCCTATTCGGAACCGGATAAAACCAACCCCCATAAGGAGGACGATGTGTCCAAGGAACAGGAAGCTGCATTCAAGCAGCGCGAAGATGATTTGGCGAAACGTGAGGCCGCTTTCGCTGAGGCTCAGGCACGCACTGAAGCCGATGCCTTTGTGGCTGAGCTGATCGCTGACGGCAAGATGACCGAAGGTCTGTCCGTCGGCGTGGCCGCGTTCATGGCCAAGCTGCCCGATGGCGAAGACGACACTGTCGCTTTCGCTGAAGGCGATGATGCCAAGGAAGTCACCCCCCGCGCATTCTTCAAGGGGCTGCTGACCAACCTCGGCACTGTGGCAGAGTTTTCCGAAGTCTCCGCCGATGATGGCAAAGGCGACGGAGAAGAAATGAATGCCCAGGAATTGGCCGCTGAAGCTGCCAGCTTCATGGAAAGCCAGAAGACCAAGGGCATCGAGATCACTTCCGTCCAGGCCGTCGCGGCGGTCAAGGCCGGAAAGCACAAGGAGTAGACCATGAGCAATCCCGGTCTGATCAAGTCCAAACGTGTCGAAGGGGATGTCAATCCCTACCGTTTCGTCAAGCACGGCTCCGCCGATGGCACTGTCGCCCAGGGCGCGGCTGCAACCGACAAGCTATGCGGTGTCTCCCACAATGTTGGCGCTGAAGCCGGTGGCGTCGTTGATGTCATCAAATCCGACATCGCAGAAATCGAATATGGCGGCACCGTTGCCGCTGGCGATCCGCTGACTTCGGATGCCGACGGCAAGGCCGTCAAGGCTACCGTGTCCGGCAGCCGTATCGGCGGCTTCGCGGAAGTCTCCGCTGTTGCTGGTGACATCGCCGCCATGCACATCAACCTCGGCATCCTGCCGTAAAGGACGGTTTAAACAATGGTTAAACTCGCCAATTTCCCTGTTGATGCCGAAGCCACTGCCGTGGCGATCGCGTACAAAAACCCCGACCATGTTCTGATCGCCGATGAAGTGATGCCACGTTGTACGCCCGTCGGTCAGCGCGAGTACAGCTACCTGTACTATCCCCCGGACACTTTCTTCACCATGCCCGATGACACCATGGGCGAGAAAGGTAAGGCCAATGAAGTCACCACCAGCGCGAAGAAGGAAGCCAGCCGTGCTGAAGACCACGGTCTGAAGATTACCCGGTCCAAGTCTGAGATCGAAAAGGCCAAGAAGAACGGCATCAATCTCGTCAACACCGACACCGGCAACATCTTCTACTACGTCACCCAGATTCGCGAGATTCGCGTAGCCAAGATGGTCGGCAATTCGGACAACTACGCCAACAACCATGTGGCATTGTCCGGTACTGACATGTTTTCCCACGCTGATTCCAAGCCGCTGGATCGCATTCTCTACGCCCTCGATGTACCGCTCATGCGCCCGAACGTTATGACGTTCAGTCAGCCGGGCTGGACGACTGTTCGGACCCACCCTGACACCATCGAGAAGATCAAAGGCAAAAGCGGCTCCGGCGCTGTCACCAAGCAGGAAGTCATCGACTATCTGGAACTCCAGGACCTCTACATCGGTGCCAGCCGTGTCAACGCGGCCAAGAAGAACCAGCCGGTCAATCTCCAGGCTTGCTGGGGCAACTTCTGCGCTCTGCATTATCGCTCCAAACAGGCTGATACCGAGAACGGCATCACCTGGGGCATGACCGTTCCCAAGGGAACCCGTATCGCCGGTTCCTGGCCCGACAAGGAAATCGGTCTGGAAGGCGGCATCGTCACCGTGGCCGGTGAAGTCATTGATGAGACCGTGGTCGCCCCCGAATGCGGTTATCTCATCGAGAACATCATGTAGCGGGAGGCTCATATGTCCAAAGAAATGACCTACTCCGTGAACCGTCAGCTCATCCACGATGGCGAAGAGCATGAGGCTGGTGGCGAGGTGGTGATGACCTCCGAACAGGCCGAAAGCTTGCTCTCGCTTGGTGTGATCTCGCTCAAGGACTCCGGTGAAATGGATGTCTTGAAAGTCGACGGGAAGCCCGGTGACTCCAAAGTCGTGGAAAAGCCGGAAGGCGACGAACTGACCACTGCCATCAAGGAAGCGATCGGCAAGCTGAAGCAACCGGACGATTTCACCAAGGCCGGTCGTCCCAAGATCGCCGCTTTGGAGCCGTTGCTCGGTTACGACATCAAGACCGCTGAGCTGGACCCCGCCTGGGATCAGTATCAGGAGGAGAATAAGTAATGAGCTACGCCACGGTCGAAGAAGTCATCGAGCGCCTCGGTGAAGACGAACTCTGGGGCATCGCTGGCGGTGATGATGAGGGCAACCTCAACACCGCAGTCATTGACACTGCCCTGAAGGACGCCTCCGAGGACATCGACTCCGCGATCCGCGTTCGGTACCGGCTGCCGCTTGAGAAGGTGCCGGGGATTATCAAGCGCATTTGCATCGACAAGGCTGTGGCGCTCATTCCTTCCAATGGCGCTGAGATGGATGAAATCATCGAGAAGCGCGAAAAGAAAGCCGACTCCAATCTGGACAAGATTGCGAGGGGTATCCGTCAGCTCGATCTGACGGAAGCCCCTCGCAACCCCTCCGGTGGTAGCATTCTGATCCACTCGCCGGAGTCTCCGTTTTCTGAAGACAAGCTGAAGGGATTCTGATGACCGCTCATATGGAGTTCGAACTCGATACCGAGCTGGTCGGTGCCCCCCTGGACGATCTGCGCCGCAAGCTCAACGATCTGACCGATCTGCATGATGAGATCGGTATGTATCTGGTGTCGTCTACCCAACAGCGATTTGAAGATGGTCAAGCGCCGAACGGCTCCTATTGGCTCCCGTCCGCCCGGTCCAAAGAAGATGGTGGACAGCCTCTTACTGATCGAAAGCACCTGAGCGATTCGATTACCTACGAAGCCGATGAAGACGGCGTCGAACATGGCTCTGAGATGATCTACGCCGCTGTCCACCAGTTTGGTGCATTGATCATGCCCAAAGACCCTGGGGGCTATCTAGTGTTCCGTGCCGGAGACGGTTTTGTGAAAGTCAAGTTTGTCACCATTCCGGCCCGACCCTACCTCGGTATTAACGCCGAGGACGAGCGCGTCATCATCGATATCACCCAAGAATACATGGCCGAACCGCTGAGGGGGAACTCATGAGCAGTATGAATGATTTTCTTGACGCTATGATTGATGACCTGAAGGCCAAATTCCCTGCCGTCAAATCCTGCAAAAAGCATCCTGGCCAGTTCGACATGAAGGAGCTGGCGAAGATCGCTGTTCAGGCTCCGGCTCTCCGGGTTGCTGTGTACGAATTTTTTAAGGTCGCCGAAGTCGATGGCGGTGAGGTCGACTTCGCCTGTGGTTTTTCCCTGGCCGTTATCACTACGGACAAGAAATGCCTTCCCCGTGAAGTCTCCGCCGTGAACCTGTCGGAACAACTCTCGCGACTCTTGGCCAAAGGACAGACCTTCGGTTGTGATTACGCTTTCCCCTCTCACTCCGTTACAGCCCGCAACCTCTACGGCGGCGAGTTGTCCAGGAAGAAAGTGCAGATGTGGGAAGTAAGGTTCCGGCAGATTGTTCGTCTGGGTGATCCTGACTGGCAGCCTGAAGGCATCGCACCGACGAAGGTCTATGTTGGCCACTCCCCCAAGATCGGCGACGGGCACGAGGAAGACTACGTGCTCATCGAGGAGAATGCCTGATGTCCAATGACCTGATGTATCGCGTGGCGGAGCTGGAGCGCCGCCTCAATAACATCCTCCGTATGGGGGTGGTCCTCAAGGTGGATTACGATAAGGCTCGATGCCGTGTTGTCTCCGGCGGCATCACAACCCATTGGCTTCAATGGGCCACCACCCGCGCCATGGGCGAGAAAACGTGGTGGGCACCCAGAGTCGGCCAACAGGTCATGGTTCTTTCCCCTTGTGGCGATCTCACCCAGGGCAAAGTCATGATGGCGTTCTACCAAGATGCGGCTACTCCCCCGGCCAGCTCCCCGGATATCCATCGCTATGAATACCCGGATGGCGCTGTCATCCAATACGATGAGGGGTCCGGTACGCTTACAGCAGACATCCCCAAGCATATCAAAGTCAAGGCAGGGAAAACAATTTGGGCTGAAGCCGGGGAAATCCTGAATCTGAAAGCGCCGCTTATCAACACATTCGGGAACGTCGTTGGCAAAGGCCATGACGGCGGCTCAGGCACGGTGTCTGAAACTGTCGCCCGGACGATCACCGGCAGCCTCCGTGTCCATGGCCCTATCGAATGTGATGCCATGAACGTGAACGGTAATTCAAACGTCACCGGCACCTCCCATGCGGGTAGCCGTTCCGGTGGCCCCATCTAATTTAAAGGAGCGTTTAAATGGAAGTCAAAGATTACACCGTCGAAAAAAGTGGGCGAATCCAGGGTATCTGGCACGACAAGGGAGAGACCATTCCTCTCGATGACGTTGCGGCCCGCTACCCCGTCCTGAGCGGCCAGATCAAACCGGCCAAGAAGACCAGCAAGAATGGCGAGGGCAAATAACCCATGCAGGGTATGAGCGTCAAAGGCAAAGCCCTTTCGGGCATTGACCACCTTTACCAGTCTCTCCAGGACATCGCCACGACCCCAATTGGGACAAGGGTGATGCGCCGTGAGTACGGTTCGGAAGTTCCTGACTTGATGGACCGCCCCATGACGCAAGCTCTGATGGTGGATGTCTTCGCCGCTTTGGCCAAAGCTTATGATCGCTGGGAGCCACGCTTTAAACTCAGCCAAATCCGGGTTGCCAAGTCAAACTCCGATGGCTCGCTGGTTCTCGATTATGAGGGAATTTATCTCCCTAAGGGGAAAGAGATTACCTTGGAGGGAATAGTCATATGAGTGGCGCATTTGT